TGATATGAACACTATGTTTAGTGAGAAACCTGGCGAAATTAGAATGAGGTCAGTATTACTCCGTGAATATCTTAATTCAAAAATGGGTAATGCAGAATTCAGTAAGTGCCTAAAAAATATGTTAATGCTTAAGGCATCTTATGATGATAAGAACCAATGGCATAAACAATCAAGATTCTTTAGACCAGATTCAGAGCAATTATCTAACACTCCATTATCACAAGCTATTTGTGCTATGAAAGATGTGATGTTGAATTTCCGTAAAGTAAATAACCTTGATTTAAGTAGTTTGGTTATTGTTCACGATGGTGAAGCAGACCAAGTGAGTTATTATAACCCAACCTTGCCTGATGAAAATTCAACCATTCATGGTGGCAAAATGTTTGAAACATATAATACCAATATCGTGTTTATGGATCCAAAAATTAAATTTGAATTTAAAGTTAAAGAAGAAGAAAACCGTAATCGTGATTATGTTATGCGAGCTACTATGGATTGGTTCCGTAAATCAACCAATTCTAAAGTGTTTGGTTTCTTCCTTACTCCAGGTACAGGTAGAAATTTACAAGGCGCTATCATCAACAAATATTATGATAAGAATGGTAAAACATTATATGAAAATAAAGCTTTATGGGAAGAAGCTAAAGAATTAACCAAAGAGTTAAAAACGAATAAAGCTTTGGTTTCAAATAATCCTGGTTATGATAAATTCTTTTTCATCCTTGGTGGTAAAGAATTGAATACCGAATTAGATGAGATTGAAGTTCAAGGCAAAGTAACAACCAATAAATTGAAAAATGCCTTTATGAAATACAATAAAAAGCGTCAGGTAAATAGAATTATCGTCTCCAAATTCATTGAAGGCATCGCTGCCTAAGCTCTTGATTTTAAAGGGATTAAATAAATCCTGTAAGTCATTGATTTATAAGAGCATTTAGCCCTTGACAAATAGACAAAAACCTGATATAATGGTTGTATAATAATTAAAAAGGAGTTTTTATATTATGAGTAGCAATCGTGCCGAATTGCGTGACAAGTTTATCGATGCCCTAAAGAGCACAGGTAAACAGGAAGTCACCAAGGGTGAAATTAAAAGTATTATGCAAGCCATAGGTGTCACCAATGTTCAATGGTTCACCAAAGACGAATCCAATCGTATTGGTCGTGGTTTATATCGTGTTCCAGACGCTATAGGCGCACCCAATATCCAATCTGAACCAATGCCTGAATTACAGGCCCAAATCGTTCCAATACTCAGGAAAAGAGAAGATGGTAATAACCGTATCTCTAATGTTACTACTGAATTGGATATCTCGGATTTAGTTCCAAAGGTATATAAAAACTATGTTCCTTTTGGTAACTTTGATGATGTAGCCTCAATCATAGGTTCGAATCGTTTTTTCCCTGTTTTTGTGACAGGCCATTCTGGTAATGGTAAAACGATGTCAATCGAGCAGGCTTGTGCCAAACTTAAAAGAAAATTTGTGCTAGTCTCCATGACACCAGAAACCGATGAGAGTGACCTCCTTGGTAACTATGTTTTACTTAATGGTGAAATGGAATGGCGAGATGGTCCCGTCACTACAGCTGCCCGTCAAGGTGCCGTTTTATGTATTGATGAGATTGACTATGGTGCTCAGAATTTATCCTGTTTGCAACGGGTGCTCGAAGGCAAACCATTCCTTCTTAAAAAGAAGGGCGAAATAGTATCTCCTGCTGAAGGCTTTACAATCTTTGCGACTGCCAATACCAAAGGTAAAGGTTCAGAAGATGGTCGATATATGTTTACCAATGTTTTGAATGAAGCGTTCCTTGAGCGATTCCGTAATACCTATGAACAAAATTGGCCGCCTATTGCGACCGAGAAAAAGATTATTAAAAAAGAATTAGAATCAGTCAATAAAGTTGACGATGACTTTGCCGAAAAACTTGTAACATGGGCAACCGTTATTCGCCAAACTTTTGATGAAGGTGGTTGTGATGAAGTAATTTCAACCCGTAGGCTGGTTCATATCGTAGAAACCTTTGGTATCTTCGGTGACAAAATGAAAGCACTTGGTTTATGTCTCAATAGGTTTGATGACGATACCAAAACATCATTTATCGACCTTTATACCAAAGTTGATGCTGGTGCTTCGATTGAAGAAATCATGGCACCTCCACCAGAAGTAATTGAAGAATCTTCCCGTCCTGGCGACACGGCGGCCGCTTCATATTAGTAGTTCGGCACTTGACCTGTCGGCAACGATAGGTCTTTTTTATTATGTTTACCTTGAAAGGGCTTGACAATGTTTAAATTATCAGATATACTATCGTTTCAAATTGAGAGAAGGATCACCTCTCAACCAGTTTTAAAAAAGAGTGATTCATATTATGGAGAAAACACGATGTCAAAACGACAATCTAATTCTGTGAAGTCAAAAATCCTTGCGTATCTTTCAAAAGACAGCGCTTACAACACTTTAACTGCTGCTAAAATGCAATCAGTTTATGGTGTTGCAAACCCATCAGCAACAATTAATGAGTTGCGTAATGATGGTAATGCTATCTATTTAAACACACGCTTTAACTCAAATGGTGATAGAGTTTCATTCTACCGCTTGGGTGCACCTACAAAGCGTATGGTAGCAGCTGGTATTGCCGCTATTCGCCAACAAGGTGAAAGAGCATTTGCCTAAAATAGTTTAGGTACCACGAGAAAGGTGTGATACATATAGGTGTCACACCTTTTTTTTATTATTGAAATGGACATATCATGGAAATTCAAGTAAAAGTCGAAGACTTAAAAAAGAATAAGTTGTTTGTGGCAACACCAATGTATGGCGGTATGGCACATGGTTTATATGTTAAATCTTGCCTAGATTTACAAAATGTAATGTCAAAATATGGTGTTGAGACGAAGTTTTCATTCTTATTCAACGAATCATTAATCACAAGAGCAAGAAATTATCTAGTAGATGAATTCTTACGCTCAGGTTTTACCCATCTACTCTTTATCGATTCTGATATTCATTATCAACCTCAAGACATTGTTGCTTTGATGGCTTTAGATAAAGATGTTATCGGTGGTCCTTATCCAAAAAAATCAATTAATTGGGGTAATGTAGCACAAGCTGCTCGCAATAACCCTAGTTTAGATCCAAAAGAATTAGAAGGTCTAGTTGGTGAGTATGTCTTTAATGTTGTAAAAGGCACTCAACAATTTCAAGTAACAGAACCATTAGAAGTATTAGAGATTGGTACTGGTCACATGATGGTTAAGAGAGAAGTGTTTGAAAAAATGCAAGACTCTTTCCCTAATATCAAGTATAAACCAGACCATGTTGGTCAAGCTAACTTTGATGGCTCTCGTTATATCCATGCTTACTTTGATACAGTAATCGATACTAAAGATTCTATTACTGGTGGTGGAACAGAACGATATCTATCAGAAGATTATATGTTCTGTCAAATGTGGCGTAAGATTGGTGGTCAAATCTTCTTATGTCCATGGATGAAAACACAGCATATCGGTACATATGCCTTTACAGGAGATATGCCTAAAGTTGCACAATACACAGGTAGGCTATAATGCTTATCGGTGTGGTAGGTTTCATTGGTTGTGGTAAAGGCACCGTTGGTGATTTACTAGAACAAAGAGGTTTTGTAAAAGATTCTTTTGCAACACCTTTAAAAGATGCCTGCTCTGCTATGTTTGGATGGCCTCGTGATTTACTTGAAGGTGATACCGAGGCTTCCAGGCAATGGCGAGAACAACCTGATCCGTTTTGGTCTGAAAAGATGGGTAAGCAATTTACCCCTAGATTGGCACTTCAATTATTAGGTACCGAAGCGGGTCGAGATGTCTTTCACAAAGATATTTGGGTCAATTCATTATTGAAACGAGCAGGTGATAAAGATGTAGTTATTACAGATGTTCGCTTTAAGAATGAATTAAAGTTTATACAAAAGAATGATGGTATAGTTGTTCGTGTAAAACGAGGACCTGAACCAGATTGGTATCAAGATGCCATTACGGTGAATAAAGGTGACAGATTTATTGGTTGGACTTTAGCTAAAGATAGGTTGGAACGCAAGCGTATTCACCAATCAGAAACAGATTGGGTAGGTGCAAAGTTTGATTATGTTATAGAAAACAATGGCACTTTAGAAGACCTAGGCAAACAAGTAGAAGGCCTATTGCAATTTATTAAAAAATGATGTATAATGGTTTTTGTTATTATTAGAAAAGGTGAATTTATATGAAATTATCAAACGACACACTTGCAATTTTAAAGAACTTTGGAAATATTAATCCAGGTATTTACTTTAGAAAAGGCAAGACTCTTAAAACTGTTTCTTCACATAAGAATATTCTTGTTGAAGCAAACATCAATGACGAGATACCAGCAGATTTTGGTATCTATGACTTAAACAATTTCTTATCCGTTATCTCATTATCAGATTCAAAAGATGATACTGG